ATACCAGCCAGCCACGGAAAGTGACCAGCTAATATTAATATTACATGTTATTCTAAGTTTTTCTCTACTGACCTATAAACTTCTACACCTTCATCGGTCTTGAAGTAAGCTGCCATTGCAGAGTAGGGATTTTCATCAAAAGGTACAGTCATTAATTTTCTACCGTTTGATCCCCAGGTAAATGTTCTTTGATCTTGTGACAATTTGATAATACCCATTTCAGAAGCTTTTATAGCTACATTCCTTAATTGAACGTTATCATCATTTGCTAATTCCATAAATAAATCTGGTTTCTTTTTAGCAAACAACATTAAGTCTCTTTTTAATTCTTTAGTTGTCATACTTGAAACCTTAGACCCTAGCTCAACACGAAGTATTGCCTCAGCGTCATCAACATCCATTGTTCTAGCTGCAATCATTGCATCTACTTGAACATTTAAATCTTCTAATTCATCTTCTGCTATAGCTACCGGATTATGTTCATAATACTTTTTGTTTAATAGCGGATGATATAAAGATAGTAATTTTTGTAAATTTTGTTGTTCTTTTTTAACAAACAAAGCACCGTCTTTAAACATTATATGTCCTAATGTTGATTGACCATTTTGTTCGTCTGCAAAAGGAGAGTTTTGATTTGTTGCATATCTAAGCTCTCTTTGTAACCCTTGTTCTTTATCGAAATACAATAAAGGGTTTTTCCTGCTATGTCTAGCAGCTATAGTATATGTCAAAGGTGATTGACCTTTAACAAAATACATTCTGTCTTTTATTTCCCAACTTGGTTTAGCTGGTTCTTGTTTCTTTGGAGCATTTATTATTTCTTGCTCTTGTACTATTTCTTTATTTGCTACAGGTTTTTTAACTGTAGGCTTTTTTGCATTTGCTGCCATAATATGATATAATTAAATAATTTTTAAAATAATGACATTAGCTAACTGTATATAATAGTAACAGGCTATTGTCATATAAGAGTAATAATTACCCTTGTCAGTTCAACAAGGGTAACTACTACATAAAATTGATTACTACTAACTTGTGAATAACACGAAGTTGTTAGCAGCTTGAGTCACTAAACATCTTTCAGATAAGAAGTGAATCTCCATCGCATCTAAATCAGAAGTAGCTGCGCCACCTACAGATCCAGTGATCCAGTTTTTCATTCTTCTATCATCAGCTTGAGAAGCTCTATATCTTACGTGTAAGAAAGGTCTTCTGATGTTAGTTCCTAATATTTGATCGTAAACTGTAGAAGTTCCAGCAGGTACTAATACACCGTCAATAGCGCTTGTTCCAGCACCTCCACGAGTAGAAGCATCGTTTAAGTATTTCCAGTCAGTTTTGTAGAAGTCATAAGAACCTCTTCTGAATCCAGAGAAACCTAAATTTAATGCCATTTCTTCAGAGTTTTCAAATACACCGTAAGAACTACCACCTTGGTAAACAGAACCTGCACCACCTGGAGAACCAACAGCTGCTAACATATCGTCAAAGTCTAGAGAAGTTTCTCTATTTAAGAATAACATGTTTTCTTCAATTGATCCTTGGCTATCTAAGTTTTTAAGAATTGCATCAAAATCAGCTAATCCATCAGTTGCAGTAAATCCATCTAGTACATTTCCACGCTCTTTAATAGCTGCGAAAAGACCTTCAGTACCTTTAACTTTCGACATATCAGCATGGGTTTGAGCACTTGATTTTAATTCACCTTCTACCATAGCCATTTCTAGGTAATCTTCAAAACGTAATCTTGTTTCAGATTCAGCTTTTAAATACCATAAGAAACCACCTTGACCAGACTCAGTAGCTACTTCAACCCATCCAATCTGAGCAGTGTCAGATCCATTGATTGCATACTTGTCTTTAATGATAATAGGAGAGTTAGAGAATTGAGTGAAAGAAGGCTCAACAGAAATTCTGTTTTCATCTCCTGTTCCTTTCGCATACTCAGATCCATATACAAATATCTTAAGGGCTGGAGTACCAGTTACAAAATCAATATCCCCGGCAGCTGTAAATCCTAAGTCAGCTTGAGAATATGGCTTTACTTCTAATATACCTGCACCTAATCCACTACCAGCAGTAGCTCCTGATGCTGTAACGTAACACTTTAATTCAACTCCAGTGGCTGTGTTAGTCACTACAATTGTTGAACCTGGTGATACCACATTTTCAATACCTGCTGCTACAGGGATGCTTAAGGTAGCATCGGTTGGCGCAGTTACACCTTCGTAAGAAATGTGTAATCTATTTTGTTCAGACCAAATTACTTGATCAGACGTCATTGGCATTTCAGCTCCTACCATTCTTAAGAAACCACCTAAGGTTCTATTTCCATAACGCTCTACTTCAGCTTCATAGATTTCTGGTAAGTATTGTTGTGCAAAGTTATTTACTGGATCACCTCCTGCGGCGTCTCCTGTAAAGTTTAAATAATTACCTTCTAGTAATTGTTTTTTCGGTGTTGGAACTAAGCTTCCAAGTTGTGGGGTTAATGTTCCCGCCATAATTTTAAATTTTTTTAGTTAAATCTTTTTGTTTTTATTCTAATTTTAGAAGAATCAGGACCGCTTACTGACTTAATCTTTATTCCATTTACAAACTCATTTGAGCTAGTTTGCCTTGGCTCTGTGCTAGGATTTTTAGAACTACTAACTATTTCTTTAGTAGCATCTGTTCTTCCTTGTTCGTAAAAATGATTAATAATTTTATCAGCATTTGAAGCAATGTAAATAGCCTTGTGATAACCTTTCGTATCTTTTATATTACCACTATCGTCAAGAAACTTTCCTACGAAATTGTTAATACTTGATTGGTTCTCTGCAACTTTACCAGGATCTTGTAAACCATATCTAAACTTCTTTTTACCTACATTGAAGTCAAAACCTTTGAATTCATTAGTAAAGTAATCATTTGTTTTTGATTTAAAGTCCGAATGCTGTTGCTCAGCTATCTTCTGATCTTCTTGATATCTGTTGAAAAACTCTGTTGCTTTTTGTTGTTCCTGAGTAACGCCGGGTCTCAACTTGATTTCGTCGTAATATTTACTCTTGGTGTTTTCTAAAAAGCCTCTTGCTTTTGCAACTTCTTCTTTAAACGCAAGTTTCTTTTTGCGTATATCTCTTTCCTCATCTAATTCATCGTCATAATCGTAGTCTTCTAATAGTAGGCTAACGTCATCTGATTCCAAATAAGGTTTTGTTTTTTTGTAATATTCTTTTAACAATGTTTTATCATCAACACTTGAGTAGTCTGCGTTTAACCTAACGTAGTCTTCTACTGATCCACCTGTCTCTTCCATAAAAGTAACAAGTTTATCTATGTTTTCTGGTAACACTCTTTGTTCAGCTACTGGCTGAGGTTGTTGTTCAATAACTTTCTCAGGCTCTTGAGCGGGTTCTTCATCTACAATTTCTATAATACCATCTTGAGCGGTATCGTCTGGTGTATCGTTAACGACTACGACAGGTTCTTCAACTACGTCTTCTTTAACTTCTGGTATTACTACCTTAGCAACTTCTTCAGCTACTGGTTCTTTCACTTCGTCTATATTAACCTTTATAGGTTCACTAGATTGATTGCCTAACTTTTTAGGACTTGTTTTCTTGGATTTAATTTTAAAATCCCCTTCTTGTTTTACTTCTGACATAATATAATATAATTAAATAATTGTTTATTAGCTAGGCCCAAACTTATTTAAATCAAATCCACCTAGCGAGTCGTTTCCAGCAGACTCAAAGTCAGTTGGTAGTAAGTCGTTTTGTCTTTGATTTATTAATTCAGATTGTTGTGTTCCTTGTATTTTAACACGCTTATCTTTCCTATCTTCTTTGTTGTTCTCTTTACTCATAAGTGCATCAGACTGAACTTTAGCTAGTTGTAATTGATACTGAAATTCTTCAGCCATTAACTCTTTCTTTATTTGAGCCTCTGTTTGCATTCTTTGAATTTCAAACTGTGACTTAGCTTGCTCTAGACTTACCTTCTCTTGAGTAAGTGCTTGTTGCTTTTGTAGATCAGCCATAGCCGCTTTTTCAGCTGACTCAGCGTTAGCTTGGGCTTGTGCTTGAATATTAGCTTGTTGTTGTTCTTGCTCTCTTTTTAATTTTTGAGACTGTCTCATTTTAAGAAACTGATTAGCTAACTTTATATTTTTAATCTCTCTGATGTCTATCGCATCTGATAAAGCTATTGCTTGTGTCTGTAAAGCCACTTGTATGTTTTGCTCTAGTAAAGCTTTCTCTTCGTCTTCAGGTTCTAACTGAAGGTAGATACCAAAGTCATGTAGCTGTAAGCTCATCAACTCTTGTAAAGTTTTAGTATTAAACGTACTTATAGCATTAGTTAAAGCGTTTTCTGTTAAAGGGTTTTCAATAACATCAGCTACTTTTAAACTTATATTCTCACAAGTTCTAATTGTTAAGTACAGTAAAGAATCTAGCACGTGTTTAGTTGCAATGTTAGAGGCGTTAGCTGCCATTTTTTGTAAACCTAGTAATGAGTCTTTATTAGGAGCACTACCATCTCTAGCTTCATTTAAACCGGTTACATCTCTTATCATTTGTAGATAATACTGATATGTACCAATTAAACTTTGTATTTTTGCTTGACCGCTCGAAGATGATAATTCCTGTACAGGTATTTTACCTCTATTTAATTCACCGTCTTGCGTAAGTGATCTACCTACAACAGACCCAGTTTGAAAGTACATGTTCAATGCTTCTGCTGGATTGTATGTTGTGCCGTTACCTAAATCAACTTCTGCTAACCCATCCATATCTAAGAATACACCATCTGGTACTATTCTAGACATTACTTGTTGTAATTTAAGATGTGTTATTTGTATCATATCAGCAAAGCTAGTAATTTTACTAACTATAGATTCTATACGTCCCTTGTACATTCTTGGAGCCGATATGCAGTAGTTCATGGCAACCTTAGTTGTATCAGACGTTGGTCTGGTCATATTCTCTGCTAGCTTCCACTCTAGCATTGTATTAGTACCTAATACTTTTGCACCAGTATATAAAACTTCTATTGTTCTAGATATTCTTTCAAAGTTATCATTAGCTGGAGGATTAAATGTGTCAGGTTTTTCTAATGTTTTCTCTAATCCTTGATCTGTTTTCTTTATTTTGAATACTTGATCTGAGTATGTTTTATATTCAAAGTATAAAACCTGTATTGTGTTTTCATCGTAATTACCCCAGTTTGTTACATACTGAGAATTACCAGGCATATCTTGTATTTTTTCTAGATCAGCAGGTGATAATGATGGAAATTGTTTTTTAAGTTCTGACAAGGATATAGATTTTACCTCACCTACATAATATATATCTTCAAAGTTTGGATCTTCAGTATATGAGTAGATCATATTAGCAGGATCTACATAGTCAGTAATTATACCTTCCGATTTATTGAAAGAAGTTTTAACAGCTCCTATACCTATAGTAGTTAAATCGTGCGCTAACCTTTTCTTTATTTCATCGTATTTATTAAACGAAAGTACATTACCTATTACTTCTTCTTCAGCTATTTCCACATTCTGCTTATAAGTCATCTGCATATGTATGTCTAACTCTTCCTTGCTTTCTGGTAAAGCTCCTAAATCACCAGTCATTGATAGATCTAAACCTATATTTTGTTGGATATTTAGTAGAGCTTTTTTAGTATTCATATCTCTCTCAACAGCTGCCGCGTAATCGGTTCTGCTTTTTACAGAAAAAGGATCTTGAGCAAAAGCACTTATCTCGTATGTTTTATTAGACATTCCGTTAACAACAATATCAACAAACTTTGATATAACTGGTATTGGTTTCCAGTCTAAATTAAGATAAGATAAATCACCATTTATAGACAACTCATCTTTGTACTTTTGTATTGACTGCTCTCCTCTAGCGTATAATCTTAATGAATGAAAGCTATTCCAATTGTTCAAGTATCTATTACCATTACCTCTTCCTTGATTGAACCATTCTTGTTCAATAGCTCTAGAGACTTGTAAGCCGTAATCGTAACTAGCTTTTACTTCGTCACTAACAACCTGGTTAGGGAAAGAACTATCAGTATTTGTTTGTATTTTCATTTATCTTAATATTTTAGACGTAGAACCTCTATTGTCATATCTTTTAATTCCTAAATCGTAAACTTTCTTTTGCATTGGACTAACCGGTGAATATAGGTTTTTGTTACAAGCCATTATTGCTAAACCAGAACTTATAGAAGCATCATGCTTTGTTCTATTGTTTATATTGAATTTACCCCAGTCTTCTAATGTTCTTTGAAAGTACATATCACCATAGCCAGCTTCTGTTCGTCCAACACAAGTTTCTATATATGATTCTATAGCCGCAGCGTGTGCTTGCTTTATATCTTCACTAGAGTTTGGTATACCACCTATTTCTCTTTCAGTTACAGATAATTTGTTTAATCTTTTATCAGGTCTGTTCATTGAGAAGCCTCTATAGCCTCTTCTTTTAAAATGATACAGTAATCTAGGTTTATTGTTTTCCGCAAGTATTGGCATACCATAAAATATGCAAGCCATTAATACGTCTTCAAAAAATATTTCAGCAGTTTGTGGTCTAGCTATATATTCTAAAAAGAATCTGTTAGGTGGAACATCTTCCATACTAAACTTAGTTAAACCATGCAAGGCTCCATTAGAACCTCTTTTATCAACTGTACCTGATATATCATAACTGTCACACCCAAAGGCGCCGCAGTGTTCATTACCTGGATATTTTGTATTACGTTTTACTATAACTCTGTTTTGCATTTGTACAGGTGGTACCCAACTAACATTGAACCTACCGTTTTTATTTGGTACAAATATAACCTTAGTATCTTTTATACCGTTTTCCCACATAAAACTCCCAGTGGTTATTATCGATGTATTCCTAAGGTCTTCGTTATAATCTATTTGTTCGTATATCTTTGTTAAATTAAACAGAGATTGCTTTGCTTCATCTCTAAAAGCGTGTTGCTCTGTTCTTGGAAACTGACGGTAGTATTCGTTTAAACCATCTTGATCTCCTTTTAATCCTTCAACTTCATTGTTCCAGTATTCAA